TCGTTGGCACGCCCTCTTTCGGTCTTACTCTGCCTCATCGCGGTCGAGGCGTCGAGAAAACTCCCGGGGAGTCCGCTTAACACCTGGCGTAAAATCCACTTGGCGGCGCACCGGATAGCTACCGGGGCGCGCTCCTGACGCGTCGGCGCCGCCGTCTCCTTCCCTCAGGACCGCCTCAGGAGGGCGGATGGCAGACCAGCGACCGACGCCCCCACCCGCTGACGAGTTCAGACGTCGCCGCGACGCACTGCTGGGCGCATGGGAGAAGGCTGGCGTATTCGCTCGAGAGAAAGGTACGCCCTTCCTCGCGCCTCGATGGGTGCGCGTTAGGTGGGCGGGTGCTGCCGATCGCCGAAGGAGATGGCTGAGGCATTGGATAGTTCCCGAGTCCGCGTTCCGCAGACTCTTCGCCGACATCTTCGTAGGCCACGTCTTCTTAGGCCACGTCCCCGCGCAGGAGCGGAACCAGGTTCGATCGTTCGAAGCGATACTCCGTTCCGCAGCGAAGCACCCGCGTCCAAGTCACGCGCGGTGGCGTCTCTGGCAGAAAGACGCTCAGGCCATCCTCGAAGAACAGCGCCCGATTGCCACGCCCGAGTCGCCCGCGGACGGGACTGAGACCGACCTGCTGCTACGAGCGTTGGGTGTTTACCTGATCCTGGCCGACCGTCACTCGTGCAGCCGGAAGGAGTTCCTCAGCGGTGGCAGGGATACTCCGGGAGTGTTTCGGAAAATGGTCCAGGCTGCGCACATACCCTTGCCCTCAATCGAGGGGAGCTCTCTCTCGCAGCGCGTGAGGAGGGCGGGCGGCCATGCAGAAGCAATTCGAAGAGCCAGGGCCCTCATGGTGGTGCTCGCAGAGCGATCCGCGGATAAGAAGACGTCCGACCTCCAGCCCTGGTGCGTCCTCCCGCCCTTCTCTACTCTGACAAGCTAATACCACCCGCCGCGGCGACACCGTCAGATGTCGCTGTCGCCCGGATTATTTTCGTGCCCCTGCCTCGGCATACTCATGCTCGGTATGGACGGCGAAGCCGTACGGCGCGCGCGGGAGTCGCGATATCTGACACAGGTCGACCTGGCGGGGCTCGCCGGCGTCTCTCAGAGCGTTGTGAGCCGGGTCGAGACCGGCGTGCGCCATGTGGACCCGAAATTCCGGGCACGCGTCTACCGGGTAGCGGAAGCGCTGCTCCTCGAGGACAGTAGGGGCACGGCACCGTCTGGGGACGCCGCTTGAGTTCTCCCCGCGCGCAGGGCGCCCGGCGCAAGCCACCTTCGGCGGAGACGGCTGCGCGGGTCGTTCGAGTCAGCGTGGCGCGTCTGGTCCACGAGAAAGCCAGTCCGGCGAGGTTACCGCGGCTGTATTCAGCGGCGAGCGCAGCTGAGCGCTTCTCCGTCAGCCCAGCCCTCTTTTTCAAGCTCCACCGTGAGGGTCGCCTGGTGGGCTATCGCTTGGCCACCTGCGAGGACCAGCGCCGGCAGCCGCTTCGCTTCGCAGAAGACGATCTCCTGGCCCTCATCGTGCCGGGCGGAGGGGTTGGTGCGCGATGACTGTAGCAGCCGAACGCCGCTCGACAAGGATCCGGAGGATCGCATTCCGAGGTCGCTGTGGCGCGAGACTCGCGTCACCCTGGCCGCGGTGCGCGTCTACGCGGCCATCCGCAGCCGGGCAGGCTTCGAGCCGGCGGCCGAGAACTTCCTCATCGCTTGGCCTGGCGAGAAGACGATCGGGAAGGACGCAGGTGTTTCGACGGCCTCCGTCATCCGTTCGGTCAATCTGCTCGACAGCCTGGACTACCTCATCGTCGAACGGGGAGCTGGCCCGAACGGATGCAACAGGTACGGCGTCATCATCCATCGAGAACGCTTCATGGATGTTGCCGCCCGATACGGCAGGGCGGAGGCGATCTACGACTTCCACCGCTCGCGTGCACAGGCCGGCGCCAAGAGCAGGAAGACGCAGGCAAAAGGCGCAGAGCGAAATGCCCGCCAGTATGGTGATTCGGGCCAGAAGTTGCAGCCGTGCAACCAACCAGGAGAGGGGGTAGCACCGGTGCAACCAGGGGGGTTGCATGGATGCGAGATCGGGGGTGTCACGGATGCAACCCGATCTGTGGATCAAGGGAACTGTGGATCAGGGATCCGTGGTGCGGCTGGCGCCGCACCTGTTCGCGATCAGGCTCTCAAGATCGCAGGAGAAGGAGACAGGAGAGATCCCTACCCCTTTCGCACGGAGCTCCAGAAGATCGCCACCAACGCGAGGAGGAAGCCATGAAGGTGAGGATGCTGCAGGGTCTTGTCGGAGAGCGGTTCGCGGTGGCGCCGAAGGACGTCGTCGAGATGTCCGATGAGATGGGCCAGGTGTTCGTCGAACGCGGCATGGCGTTAAAGGTCGCGGGCGACGTCGAAGTCGACTACGACCTGACCGACCTGGTCCCCTCTCGGGGTCGTACCCGACCAAGGGTGGACCACCCAGAGCCTGGGCCTGACAGCGATCCCGTCCTGGGCAACCCGAGAGGCTGAGCGGGGGATGAAACAGAACGTGGTGATCGATCGAGACGTCCCGGACGTCATCGAAGGCCTCGAGAAACAGGGCGCCTGGGCGACCGCGATGACCGACCCCGTCGCCGAGCTCCAGAAGTTCGAGGCGGCGGGGGAGCTGCAGGGGAAGCTCCTCCCGGCTTCGATCAGGCGGACGCTGCCCGAGGACTGGATCGACCAGGGCGGCAAGGCCTACCTGCAGTCGACCGGGGTCGAACGGCTGACCGGACTGTGGGGTTTGGTGTTCGGGGAGCCTCATATCGAGCGGGAGAACCATGACGATGGCAGCTACTCCTACGTCGTCACGGGCCCTATCGGTTGCCGTCGGACAGGCGTGCTCTACAAGTCCGTCCTCGGCGGCCGCTCGAGCAGCGATCCGTTCTTCGATGAGTTCGACGAGGAGAAGCCGAGGAACTGGAAGGAGCTGACGCCGGGTCAACGCGCGACGTGGAGGAAGCAGCACCGGATCGAGCCGGATCCGCTCGAGGTCAAGAAGGCCGCCGTCACGAACTGGACGACGCGCGGCGCCTCGATGCTCATGGGGATGCGCGGCCTGACCACCGCCTATCTCGAGAGCCTGGGCATCGTTGGCATCCGCAGGGTGGAGTACGGCACCGGCGCGCGCGGCGGCGATGCGACTCCTGCCGACCTGAAGGCCGAGCGCACGAAGTTCGGCAACGAGGTCCTGGCGGCCGCCGGCGGGGATAAGGACGCGGCCCGCACGCTCCTCAAGGAAGTGACCGCCGGCAAGGACTTCGCCGGCTTCGATTCCGTCGAGGGTATCCGGTATCAGTGGCAGATCGACAACGGCCGCAAGAAGCTCGAGGCCCACCCACTGTTCGGCAAGAGGCGGCAGCGCGAGCCCGGCGAGGAACCCTGACGTGGACCCCGTAACCGCCGAACCGGCAGTCGATCCGCTTCTCGCCATCCAGCAGGCCTGGGAAGGACAATTGCTGCGCGGGAAGCGCCAGCAGCGCGGATCCCAGCCCTATCGCCCCCCCAACGTCTACGCTTCGAAGCGCCGGAAGTGCGTTCGCGCGATGGCTCTGGACATGCTGCACCCCGAGGACGATCCGTTCGACAAGGCGATCCAGTTCGAGCGGATGAAGCAGGGCGAGGAAGCCGAGGGCGCCGTGGTCGCGCGCCTCCAGGCGATGGGCCCGTTCTGCCGGCCTCCGTTCACCATCGCCGAGCAACAGCACCGGTTCGAGGTCAAGGACCGCGACCAGGTCGTCCTCATCACGGGGAAGATGGACGGCCGGCTCCGTTTCCAGGACGGCGACAACCCGCCCTTCGAGATCAAGAGCGGCAAGACCTACGAGGGGCGCGAGACGGTCGAGGATCTGGACCGGGACATCTGGGCCCGCGCGGCCGTGGATCAGCTCCTGGCCTACCTGTACGCCGACGACGCGAGGCACTACAAGAGCGGCGATCCCTGGGGGTTCATCCTCTGCCGACGGCAGAGCCGGCTGCCGGCGCTCATCCGCGTCAGCCTGATGGACCACCTCGATCGCGTCGAGCGCTGGCTCAAGGAGGCACGGACCGCCGTCGACGCGCGGCACGGACGCACGCCGCTGCCCCCTTACATCCAGGATCCGGGCGAGTGCCGGCGTTGTCCGCATTTCGGGAAGTCCTGCACGCCCGCGCTCGACTTCGGGCCAGGCGTCCAAGTCATCGACGATGCCGATCTCATCGTCGCTGCCGAGACCCGCGACCGCACGCGTTTCGCGCATGAGCAGTACGAGGCGGCCGACAAGCTCCTGAAGGACTCCCTCCGCGGCGTCGAGTCCGCCCTCCTGGGGAACTTTCAGGTCCGCGGGAAGTGGGCGCCCGACACGAAGTACGACGTCCCGAAGGAGGTCAAGGCGCAGTACGCCCGCAAGGTAGAGCAGGGGCGGTTCTAGCCTGACCATCGAAAGGGTCGCAGCATGAACCGACCGGATGGGTTGGCCGGCCTGGGGGCGCCAGGGCCTCAGGTCCGCCATGGCGCGGGGTCCGACTGCAGACGTCTGCACGGCACTTGGAGGACGCTGAGAGTCCAGCTCCGCCGCCTGGGAGTCGACACCAGGCCTGTCCGATCGGCGTGGGCATCAGTCGTGGCCCTCGACCAGGTCGACTCCGTCGTCGGCGACCTGCAACGCGAGGTTTCGGAACTCAGCCTGCGGGGGTCGCCAGACCCCGACCGGTTGGCCGAGGCACGGCAGGAGCTGCACGACCTCCAGGCCGCCGGGAATGGGGAAAGGCTGGTGACGGCCCGGTCTGTGGCGCTGGCCGCGGCCCTCCTGGCAACTGTTGACCTGACCAGGACCGTCCTCGAGCAGGTCACCAACGAGATTGAGCGGGTAGCCGGTGCCAGCCGGGAATCGCGCTGGCTGCCGATGCACGAGGCGGAGCGCGTCCATCGTCTCAGGGGGCGGGCCCGGGCATTGCGCGAGTGTCTTGACCGCCTCCAGGACCTGAGTCCACAGCCCAACCAGTCGGGTCGAAACGTCCTCTCGGAGGAGGAGCCGTCATGAAGGTGCAACTGACGCAGTCGATCGGCGGGACGCACTACATCTTCAGAGCGGGCCAGGTCGTCGAGTGCTCGGATCGGGTGGGCACGGGGTTGGTGGAGGCACAGGTGGCCGCGGCGGTCGCGGACGAAACAGAAGCCGAAGGCACGATCCCCGACGTGGTCGATCCGCTGCCGCATGGACGGGAATACGTCAGCTGAGGCTTTCATCGCGCGTCGCGGCGGCCGGCCGTGCCCTGGCAGAGTCCACGTCAGCCGCCGCGACGTCCGATGCGCGCCTGGGGGGATAGGGGGGGGGCAATCCTTGAAGATCTGCCCTGAGACCGGCCGAGCGGGCTCGCGCGCGCGGCCGCGAAATGCGAGGGGGGGCCGGGGCGGGTGCCGCAGTCGGTTCCTAATCTGGCGCAGAGGACCTGCGGTGAGGCCAGGCCGATGAGACGCGGAAGGAAGCCGACGCCGTACGCCCTGCGCGTGGCTCGCGGCAATCTGGGGAGGCGTCCCGTCCTCGGGATACCGGTGCAGCCCGTGATCGGGGCCATGCCACCGCCCGAGCTCAACGACATCGCGAAGCGTGAATGGGTCCGCCTGGCGGGGGAGATCGAGCGGCTCGGCTTGCTGACGAAGATCGACGGCGGCCTCTTCGCGGCCTACTGCGATGCGTGGTCGGACTTCCTCTGGGCGATCGGCGAAATTGCCAAGGAAGGTCGCACGACGGTTGCCGGCAACGGGACTCGCATCGTCCACCCGGCCGTGCAGGTCAAGTTGAGCGCGGTGAAGAAGCTTCGCGAGCTGGGGACGGACTTCGGCTTCACCCCGACGTCCAGGGTTGGGCTGCCGATGATCGAGCCGGACGATCCGGATCTCAAAGCGCGGCTGGAGGAGGACAACTATTTCTTCGGGCCGAGGCCGCTAGGACCGCCACCCAGGCGGGCTTCCGCGCCGCCGGCCCGGGCACCGCGGTGCCCGCCGATCGACCCGGGAGAAGAGTCATGAATACGGGGCCCGGGCGCGCGCCGATCCTCGGGGGCTACGCCGCAGTCTTCAACCAGGTCTCTACGCCGAACAAGGACGGTTCCAGAGAGCGGATCCTCCGTGGCGCGTTCTCAGAAGCGCTGGGGAAGGTGGCAGACGGCAAGGTGGGAGAGGTGCTCGCGCTTTGGGATCATCGGCCGACTCCGGTCTTGGGGTCTAGCGGCAACCGCCAGCTGACGCTCTGGGAGGACGATTTCGGGCTCGCCTATAGGCTGATCCCCTGCTACACGCGAGAAGTCCGCGAGCTCATCGCCCCGATGCTGCGAGCAGATCGACTGGGCGCGAGCTTCCGATGGGTGGCAGGTAAGGAAAGCACGAGAATTGAGCGCGGCACAGAGATTCGGGACACTGAACGGATTCGCGAGCTGCAGGAGATCAGCCTCGGCGTCCGCCTGCCCGTGTGGCCTCAGGCGAGTGCTCGACTCATTGGCTGGAGCAGCTTGGACTGGGAAGCGTGCGAGCCGTACGAAACGAGAGCGCGGAGGATTCACTTGCAGAAGCTGCGGCTGCAGCTCTGAGAGGAGGAGGTGAGGGATGCAGCAGTATCGGGACCTGCTGGAGAGGCTCGAGTTCAACGGAATCGATACGGCGGCCCTCAAGCAGCCGTGGGATGCCTATTACCAGCTGCACCGCCAGCACTCTCACATCGAGGCGCCGGACAAGTTCGAGCTGCAGCGAAGGAGGGCGGCTCTCGAGGTCCTCAAGGATCCCGAAGATCTCCGTCGCGCTGTCGTCATGATCGAGAAGGTCGCGGCGCGGAACGCGCATCTGAAAGCCGAGAAACAGAGGCTCGTCAAGGCCTGCGAGAAAGCACGCGTGGAGGCGGTGCGGGCAACGCGGGGACTGCTGATCGGGATCTTTGACTCCTGCGCCAGGGAGATCGGAAAGATTGCGGAATCGAACGCCCTGTGTTGCCAGAACTATCCGGTCCTTCTCCCCGAGCGTATGGTTGATCTGCACCGGCGAGGGGTGAAAGTCGCTCAGCTCTTGAGTACGCCCGCTCTGTCGGTGGACGAGTCCGACCGCACGCGGCTCACCGTGCACCTGCTCGGCTATGTTCCCGCGCACCTGCGAAACGGGGTCCGGGCCCGCTGCCAACGAGCCGCCTGACACTGCAAACAACCACCGCCCCCGAGGCGGTAGAAAGGATTCGACCGATGAGCGAAGGTGAGGCCGGGAAGGTCTTGACGGGGGCCGACGTGATGGCCAGGGGACGCAGGACTCTCGACCTGCCGAGTGGCGGTCAGGTCATCATCGGCCGGGTCGAGGTCGACGACCTGTCCGAGGCGATCGGGGGCCTCCCCGACGTCAGCTCCCTGGCGGCCCCATCCGCTCAGAACTCCGCGGCCGCCGCCCGGTCGCCAGAGGCCAAGGCTTTTCTGAAGGGCATGGCGCGCGTCATCCGCCACGGTGTGATCGAGCCGGAGCTGTTCGAGAAGCGCAAGGACGGTGCCACGCCACTTGATTTCAGCCTCGAGGACCGGTCCGCCATGTTCCAGGCGATTCTCGAGCTCTCGGGCTTCACGAAGGCGGCCGGCAAGGAGGTGCTCCCTTTGTCGAAAACCGGCGCCTGATGGAAGGCCTGGACTCCATCGCGCGTCGGTATGGGCGGTTGCCCTCGGAGGTGATTCGGGTCCGGAATCCGATGAAGGCCCTGTCGATCGACATCTGGGCACACAGCTGGGGCGTTCAACGCGAAGCACAAGAGGCGAGGAAGGTTCGGGAGCGGTTGCGTCATGGACGATAGGGACCAGGACATCGTCACGCGTGCCGCTGAAGCCGCTGCGGGCGCGCTGTCGACCGTGGAGCGCGCACTCGTCTTCGTCCCTTCAGCCGCCGGGGCCATCGCGCGGCAGGTTGACCAGGCGCTGGCGAAGCTCGATGAGTTGCGCCTGCTCGACGCCAGGCCGTACCTGAGCGACGAATCGATCTCCGCGGGGTGTGGTGTCGCCCCGCGCGCGGCCTTCAGGCGGTCACGGAAGGCCAGACGGAGGAGACATGGCTAGGGAACGCTCGGTCTCGATCATTATCGAGGCAAAGAACAGGGCGGATGCCGCGCTCAGTCAGGTGCATCTGTCCCTCGGAAAGCTGGCGGTCGCCGCCGGCGCCGCCACCGTGGCCGCCGGCGCCGTGGCCCTGGCGATCGCCAAGGTGACCGAGGCGGCCCAGAAGCAGGAGGACGCCGACGTCCGCCTGGCGGTAGCCCTGGCATCTATCGGGGAGAACACCGCCAAGGCGCGGCAGTCCCTCGGCGAGCTCGCCAGCCAGCTCGAGAAGACCACGAAGCAGGATGACGAGGCCATCCAGGAGCTGATGGCCACGCTCATCCAGCTGGGCCGCGTCGGCCTCGACCAGCTGCCGCGCGTCACGAAGGCAACGATCGAGCTGGCTGCCGTCACACGCTCCGACCTCGGCGCCGCGGCCGACCTGATGGCCAAGGCCGCGCAGGGGAACACCACGGCGCTGAAGCGTTGGGGCATCGTCCTCGACGAGTCGATCCCGCCCGGTGAGAGGTTCGCAGCGCTCATCACCCTAATCGAGAAAAATTTCGCGGGGGTGGCTGAAGCGCTTGGGCTGACCTTCTCCGGGTCCCTCAAGGGCCTCGGCAACCAGTGGGAGAACTTCCTCCAGGCTCTCGGGACGTCCGTTATCCAGAGCAAGGCCCTGCGCGACATGCTAGGCGACGTATCGGGGGCGCTGGAGGACGCGCAGGGCTGGGTCGAGACCAACAGGGAGACGATCGACCAGTGGGTCCGCTCCATCCTGCGGGCGGTCATCAGTCTCGCCGATCTCGGGGTGAGCACCCTCAACGTGGCGTCGGCCCTGGCCGCAATCGATCTGAAGGTGCGTTCGTTCACCGGCAAGCTGACCGGGGCTTCGTCGTACGGAGAGGCCGTCGCCGGACTCGACCGGGCGATCATCGAGCTGGCCGAAAAGACGGCGCCGGCGTTCCGGGCTGAGATCGAGCGCCTCCGCGGGAGTCTCGATGCCGCCGACGCCAGCGCCAAGAAGCTCCCGAAGACGGCCAGCGACTACCTGATCGTGATGCACAAGGTCGGGGAGACGACCGTTGACGTCGCCGAGAAGATCGGGAACAACTTCAGCGGGTCGGTCGGGGGTGCGAAGCGAGCCGTCGAGCAGTTCGGTGTGGAACTCTCTGACCTGGACGCCCGCCTCGAGCAGCTGGGCGCCCAAACCCTCCCACAGATGGCGGAGGCCTCCGCTCTCGTCGACGCGGCTATCGCAGAGCTCCTGGAGGCCTCCGAAGCCGGGTTCCTGAGCCCGGAAGAGTTCGATGCGGTCCTGGCCAGCATCACGGCGGTCACCGAGGCCATCCCACAGTGGAAGGAGGATTTCTCCGCGGCCAACTCCGAGCTCAAGGCCCACACCGACCTCTGGAAGGAGGTCGAACTCGTCGTCGGTGTCCAGCTGACCAACTCCCTGCTGCGTGTGTCGGACACGGCCATCGATGCGGCATTGGGTGCGAAGGTCGCCTGGGGTGAGTTCTTCAAGTCGCTCCTGGCGGACATCGCGAAGGCGATCGCGCGCCTGCTGATCATGCAGGCGATCGCCACCGCCTTCCCAGCCTTCGGGAAGTTCCTAGGCCTGGCGTCCGCGGCCAGCTCGGGAGCCAGCGGGACAACCCGTCCAGAGACTCTCGCGGCGCAGTTCGCAGGAGGCGTCGTCCTCTCCCCGCAGCTCGAGCTGGTCAATCCCTTCGAATCCATGAACATGGTGCGGCGGCCCGACCTGCGGACGGAGCCAGGATCCGGGTTCTCGCGAGAGGGGAACATCGAGATCTTCAATCGCATCGAGCCGATCAGGGGGCGTCAGGAGGAGGCTGTCGCCCTGATGGAGGAATTCAACAGGCTGGTGGAGAGCCGAGGCTATCGACTCGTCGCCTCGCACCTGTACACCTGAGCAGCAGCGCCACACCCGGTTGACGCGGCGTGCGGAACGGCGTAGATTCCCGTTCGGAGGCAGTCACAGTGGTGCGTCGCGGCGTTTTTCTGTCCGCACATCCTCTCGGCCGAGAGACTGACGGGCGAGCTCGTCCTTCGGGACGGGACACGCGGCCGGCGCTGTGGCTGCCTCCAACAACCGCGACGACCGGCCGCGTTGTCCAGCCCCCTCCTGCGACAACGTCCGACCGGGCCGGCCGCCGCACTCACGACAGGAGGCGGCGATGAATAGCACTGCAGACGACAACCTGGTCCTACTCAACGAAGTCCGGAGGATCCGCGAGCTGGTCGACCCGTCCAGCCAGACGGTCCCCAAGAAGTTCGAGGAGGCCTGCGAGGAGTTCCTCGCGGAACAGCTTCTCGTCACGCGCAACCACAGATCGGCGCAGAGCCTGATTCGGATCATCCGGCGACACTTCGACGGGAGGCTGCTGCACGAGATCACCCTCCACGATCTGCAGGTGTGGGTGCAGCGACGATTGAGTGCGGGCGTCGGGGGCGCGACCATCAACCGCCAGCGCGCGGTCCTGTCCAGGCTGTTCAACTGGGCGATCGATCGTGGATACGCCGGCGTGAACCCCGTCCGGCGTCTCAAGAAGTTCAGGGAGAGTCCCGGGCGGACCAGGTTCCTGAGCGAGGAGGAGGTGTCGCGGCTGCACATCGAGGCGGCACGACACCTGAGGCCGATCCTGATGGCGGCCGTGTACACGGGCGGCCGGCTCCGCGAGCTTCTCTCGCTGCGCTGGCGCGACGTCGACGAGTCCGCCGGGATAGTCGTCTTCCGTCGTGAGACGACGAAGTCCGGCAGGGAGCGAATCGTGCCGCTGCGGGAGGAGCTCCTGGGGGCGCTGCGCACGTTGAAGAGAGGGGGTCCCGAAGACCGGGTTTTCAACTACCGCGGAACGGGGTTGACCACTATCCGGACCGCCTTCGAGAATGCGCGCGACAAGGCGGGGCTGCCGGACGTCCACTTCCACGACCTGAGACACACCTTCGCGAGCGGATACGTCCAGCGAGGCGGCGACATCTACCGGCTACAGAGGTTCCTCGGTCACTCAACGCCGAGGCTCACCGAGCGATACGTGCATCTGTCGACGCAGTTCCTGAGGGATGGGGGTCAGTACATCGGGCTGCCGAAGGCCGCATGGGAGCCCGCCGCCGAAGGTCATGCGGGCGCTCCAGAGAAACCCGACAGCGCGCCGGCCGAGAAGCCTTCGCCGTCGTCCTGGGGGGATTGGGAGAGCAGCTCGTCGGCGCTGTAGGGCATCGAGGAGGACCTGCATGAGGAAGAGTCAGTACAGCACCGCCGGCGACGAGAAGCCAGCCGTTCGAGCGGGGGCCCGCCTAGACGCTTCCGATGTCATCACGGCGCTCGGTGTCGGGCTGGTGTCCCTGGGCGTCGGCCTGTTCCATCCCGGAGCCGGCGCCATCGTTCTCGGCCTGGCCCTGATCCTGGTCGGCGCGCGCGGCGAGATCGAACGCGTGCGGGCCGAACGGGCAGGGAACCCAAGGGGTGACGATCATGAACGAAAAAATTGACCACGGGGGAGGTGTCTACTCCCGTATCTGCAAGCGTGCGCCGGGCGGGAAGCCGCTCGAGGTGTTCTACGGCCGCGTCTACATCAAGGCCGAGAGGAGGTCCCGATACTTCCGGCTCGGGACGGCGCTGAAGGCCGCGCGACAGCGCATGCACGCCATCCTGGGCGACCCCGAGGCCGCGCTGCTCGAGCGGGAGGCGAAGTCGCGACCGACGCCCGGGCGCGTCGGAATGGGCGAGCTGATCGACGCATTCCTCGAGGGCTACAAGCCCCGCGGAGATTCCGGCTTCTACGCCGATGTCAGCGAGTCCTGGCGGGCCTACTTCGGCAAGGTGGCTGCGGCCGGTATCAGCCGGGCCATGGTGGAGGACTACCGCGACAGCATGCGCCGCGATGGCTACAGCAGCAGCACGGTGCGTTCATACCTCACGGCGCTCGGGACGCTCTTCCGGTGGGGGCGCACACGCGGGCTCTTGCCTGACGAGCCTGGGCTCTCCTGGGCGCGCAAAGGCGAGGGGGTGAAGCGTCCGGCCAGACCCGACAGGGAAGTCGACGTCCTGAGCCGGGAGGAGGAGACGAAGCTCCTGGCGGCCACCGACCCGGCGACCAGGATCATGATCCGCCTGTTCGTCGAGAGCGGCATGCGCCAGGGCGGCCGCGGCGCCGGCGAGGAAGGCCTCAACCTGAAGTGGTCACAGGTCGACCGCGCCGGCGGCTCCATCCTGGTCCCCTCCAGCAAGACGGGCCGGGCACGGGCGATCCCGCTGAACGCCCGCTTGACCAGGGTTCTCGAAGATGCTACAAGGCACGTCCGGTCAGAATTCGTGCTCTGCGACAGCCTCGGGAGGCGCCTCGATCCGTGGCGCGCGACCCGGGCGGTCGAGAGCGCGATGGAGCTGGCTGGAATCGTAAAGGTCGGCGGCCCGTTCAACCTGATGCGCCACACCTTCGGGAGCCGGCTGGCGGAGCAAGGCGTCAGCTTCGGAGCGATCGCGAAGATCATGGGGAACAGCGCGGCCATCTGTGAGCGGCACTACATCCGCTTCTCGCCGGGCTACCTCAGAGCTGCGATGGCGACGCTCGACGCGCCAGCTGTGGCAGAGGGCAGGGCACGGGGCCGTAAAAGGGGATCTCCCGGATCCTCTCCGCGTCTGCAACTCGTTGCAGGTCAGTAAGGTCGGGGCGTAGCGCAGCCTGGTAGCGCACTTGGTTCGGGAGCGGCACGAAGGCCGCGCCGGGCTCGCTTTTCGGCCGAACTGTGACCTGTGTCATACCCGGTGCACATACATCACTGTGGCACCAGATGGGGCACGGTAGCCCATCGCCTCGAGGTGCGTCCCGGGGCCACCCGCGACTCTGGAGGCTGTAGAATCTGCCGGGGCGGCGTTCCTCGCCATCACCACGGTGCGCATGCGGCGCGCCGGCGCCGCCACCACCCGTCCCTTAGTACCTCCCGAAGTCGCGGGCCCAGATCATGAGTTACACCATCCGAGCGCGCGATGTCCTGCCGAGCAATCGCTACGGGCAGTACATGTGGGGTTTTTTCTCCATGCTCGAGGACATCAACGTGCTTCTCGCCGCAAGCCGCGAGGCGTCTAGCGAGGAAGCAAGGGTCACGTTGTTCCGATATGCGCTCGTGGCGCTCAGTGCCTTCGACGAGCTGGCCAAGGAGTTTCAGGGGGAACTGGATTCCCCAGAGCTGGACATCTCCGACGATCAAGATCGCTCACGTCTTGAGCAGGCTATCGCGCGGTTCCACCGGTCGCTCCAACCCTTCCGACACGATTTGGCGGCCGTCCGTAACACTCTCGGGGCGCACCGCGGGCTTCCTGGAGCCAGGGAGCGGAAGCGGTTCAGCAAGCGCTTCGAGGCTTGGGGAGAATGGGAGAGCACCCTGACCGCACTCGAGGCGCGTTGTAATCGTGATCACTGGGAGCACGCTCTTGAGGCGGCCTTCACGCTGCACAGCACTATCAACGACCTCAACCTTGGCAGTTGGTTCTGGACGGACGGAAAGCGACTTCATCTCCATACGCCCATTCGCAAGCTGATTCGCCAGGGGAAGCCCGTTCGAAAGGGGACCCGGCCACGGCGGGAAAATGCCAAAAGGAAGCAGGACAAAGCGGACGCCTGACGAAGTTGCGAAGATCGCGAGGCACCTGAAGTACGAGATCAAGATGCTTCGGGTAACGATGCGAGGACTAGACTCCGAAGTCTTTCGTGGCAGCTCTTCGAGCGATGTCTTTCTTGAATCGTTCGTCATCCATGTGCGCAACCTCATCGACTTCTTTTGGCCGCCCGAGAGCTACAAAAGCGACGATGTACTGGCGGAGGACTTTTTCAATGAGCCAGCGGCTTGGCTCGGCGTCAGGCCTAACCCCATGCCGGAGCTCCTGGAGCGATCGAGGGTGCGCGCTCACAAGATGGTCGCGCATCTCACCTATCCTCGAATCCTCCTGACTGAAGAGGAGCCGGACTGGGAAGTCACGAAGATCGCGCTAGAGCTCGAGGAGATCATCCGGCTATTCACAGAGCAGGCGCCGCCCATGGTTGCCACCATCCTGCGCGGTGATGAGGAAAATCCCCCGCCGGCACTGCCATCTGGCGAATCCCCATCCACGACAGCCCTACACCGTGATGTCACGGCTTCGACGGCGAGTACCACAGTCGTTGGCACGCCCTCTATCGGTCTTACTCTGCCTCATCGCGGTCGAGGCGTCGAGAAAACTCCCGGGGAGTCCGCTTAACACCTGGCGTAAAATCCACTTGGCGGCGCACCGGATAGCTACCGGGGCGCGCTCCTGACGCGTC